AGAACGCCGCTACACTGTGAGAGCTTATGCCTCACGGTCTAGCGGCGTTTTGCATTGGAGGGGGTTATGCCTAACCCAAACGATTACGAAATACAAGAGGATTGGATGACCGATTGCGTCCCAACGCGCATTGACGAGGGGGACGAACAGGACCAGGCCGTCGCAGCGTGCATCAACATCTGGGAGAACAGGAACAAGGCAATGGACAACGCACTAAAGGCAATCAGCAGGACAGATGACGAACTCGTGGTCGGCAACTACATCGTGGTGTTCGGTGGGCGCGACCTGGAGGGCGTGGGCAGCGACACGATCAACCCAGACGGGAGCAAGGGCGAATACTTCACCAAGTCAACGGTCTTTGACAGCCCGTACACCCGCGCCGGCTCGCTGTACGTGGACTGGGAGCACGCAGAAGGGGAGCTGGGAGACGAAATCCTGGGCCTGGTCAACTGGAAAACGGCCCGCGTCGATGACAAGGGGGTCTTTGTCGAGCGCGTGCTCAACAGGCGCAATCAGTACGTGCAGTGGTTGGAATCGCTGATCGACGCCGGCCTGATCGGCAATAGCAGCGAGGCAGTCCCCGACGGCGTGCAAAAGGCGGCAGACGGGGCGATCGAACGATGGCCGCTGTACCGGGATTCGCTCACCGTGCAGCCGATGGAACCACGGATGATCACAGAGAACTACATACAAGCGTTCAAGGCATTGGGTATCACCGTGCCTGAACATAAAGAACCAGAGCCAGAACCAACAGAGGCAACGCCAGAGGGCGCAGAGGCGTCGGTGGTTGCGGTCGGTCGGGCAAAAGTTCACCTATTCAACTTTCTGAACGACTGGAGGTCGTGAACAATGAACGCAACACAACTGCGAGAGCTGGCGCACAACAAGGCGCTTGAGGCTCAAGCACTGCTGGAGGCAGAACAGCCCACCGAGGAGGATGCCGTAAAGGCCGATGGTCTTTTGGCAGATGCCGACAAGCTGCGCGTCCGGGCAGAGAAGATCGAGAAGGCGCTGACCTACAAGGAACCCGAGAAGCCAGCGCCAGAGAAGGCAACGCCGGGCTTGACCGTCATTGAAGACGAAGAGGACAAGCAGAAGGCCGTCAAGACCTGGGCTGTCGGTGACTTTTTCGCCACCCTGGCCCTGGAGCCTGAGAAGCTGCGAATGTACCGAAGCAAGGAGGAGCCGGAGCACTACAATCTCTCCGAGGCTATCGGGCCAAAGGCCGTTGGATCGCTGACCGCAGCCAAGGCCGCGTTTAGCAAACAGACGGGCCTCAACGAGGGCAACCCGGCAGCGGGCGGATTACTGGTTGACGTCCAGCACAACTACAACATTATGAGCCGCGTGTACAGCACCGGCGACCTGTTGCGGCGTGCGGATATGGTCGGCCTGGGACCGAACAGCAACGGTATGACGTTCCTGCGCGATGCGGAAACCTCCCGCGCCAATGGCAGCCGGCGTGGTGGCGTGCGCTACTACTGGGTCGCTGAGGGCGGAGAGAAAACCGCCAGCTATCCTACGTTCGAGCGGCAAGAGTTGAGCCTGAACAAGATCGTTGTGCTGGTCTATGCCACCGACGAACTGTTGCAGGATGCCAGCGCGCTTGAGGGCTACATTATGCAGATCGCGCCCGAGGAGCTGCGCTTCGGCGTTGAGGACTCTATGATCCGGGGCACCGGCGCAGGTCAGCCCCAGGGCATCCTCGGCGCGCCGTGTCTGGTGACGCAGAACGCAGAGGCAGGGCAGGCAGCGGACACCGTGATCAGCGAGAACGTGATCAATATGTGGTCGAGGCGATGGCCTGGTGCGCGTGACTACGTGTGGATGGTCAACCCGGACGTTGTGCCACAGCTGATGCAGATGAACCTCGGCGTCGGCACCGGTGGGGCGCTGACCTATATGCCGCCCGGTGGACTTAGTGCTGCCGGATACGGTACGCTCTTTGGCCGGCCCGTCCTTGAGTCGGAGTACTGCGACACTGTGGGCGACGTGGGCGACATCATTCTGGCCTCGTGGTCTGAGTACCAGATGATCGAGAAGGGCGGCGTGCAGTCAGCAAGCTCGATCCACGTTCGTTTTGTGTATGACGAGTCCGTGTTCCGATTCGTCTACCGCGTCGATGGGCAGCCCAAGTGGGCCGCCGCGTTGACACCGTACCAGAGCACCATCACCCAAGGGCCGTTCGTGGTCCTTGAGGCTCGATAGGAGTAGATGACATGAATATGCTCGAGAACAGACACTGGATTCCGGGGATCTACCCAGCTGCCGACTTTATGGCGGGGACGGTGCGAACGGATGTAATGAAGTGCCAGAGCGCACAGGGCGCGGAGTTCATCATCTTTCGAGGTGATGCTACAGCCGGGACCGAGACGGGTACCGTGACCGTCCAGGCGTGCGATGATGTTACGCCTACCACGACCGCTGCCGTTCCGTTCTGGTATCGCACGAGCACCACGCCGGACACCTGGAGCGCGTGGACGCACGTTGCAAACACCGGCTTCACGATGACCGCCGGTGACAATCAGCTCTACGAGGTCTACGTCGAAGGCTCCGAACTGGCCGCCAACGGCTATGCCTACGTGCGGTTGCAAATCGTCGAGGTCGTCAACGACCCCGTGGTCGGCGCTGTGTTGATGTCCATCGTTGGACCGCGTTACCAGCCCGTGCCGGCGACGCTGTTGACCTAGTTTATCCGAGGGGAGCGGGGCAACTCGCTCCCCCTGTGCCCTGACAATGGTTCGAACCCAGGACAGGGAAACAAAGAAAAGAGGATTACGAAATGGCAGGACCAAGAGGTAGTGCAACACAAAAGACCGCGCTTTTTTCGCGGCAGCAACCGGGCGGCGCGTGGGCGTTCGTCCACACACAGGACGCACCTGTGAACGTCTGGTTCGTCGGCTCGGCGGAAACCTACGCCAGCGACGCCAGCGGATATGGGTACACGCCCGATCGTCCGTTCGCTACGCTGGACTATGCCGTGAGCAACAGCGACATCGACGACGGAGACACGATCTACATTCTCCCGATGCACGAGGAGGATCTGGACGCAGACAGCGCCGTGGACGTGGACGTGAGCAACCTGCACATCATCGGCCTGGGCTGGGGCGGCAACCGTCCCACGTTCACGGCAAGCGCGATCGCAGGGGATTTCAAGCTTGCCGCGTCGTGCGGCATCATCGAGAATCTGCTTTTCCTGAGTGGCGTCGATGCCACCACCGGCCTGCTTGAGGTCAGTTCGGCAGATTGGACGATCCGCAACTGTGAGTTCAGGGACAGCGTTCTCCAGGCCACCGATATGCTGATGATCACCGATGGCTCTGACCGATGCAAGGTCATCGACTGCACGTTCACGATGGCAGCCGCAGCGGGGGCCAACAGCGCCATCGCCGTTGACGGTGCGGATGACCTGTTGATTCAGGGATGCCGCATTTACGGCAACTTTGCGGTTGGTGGGATCGACTTCCGTACCAACGCAAGCGCACGGGCGAGGATCCGCGACACGACCATCTGGACTGAGAACGCCGCAGACATCGCCATCGTGGATACCGTCACAGGTTCGACCGGCATCATCGGGCCGAATCTGGAGCTGGTGCTACAGGACGATGCCGCGAACATCACCACCGCTGTCACAGGCGCCACGTTCTACGTGGTCGATCCGGTCTACGTTGTCAACGCCGTGAACGAGAAGGCGATGTTGATCAACTGGACCGCGAGCACGGACTAGGGGAGATGAGACAATGGCAACTATAGAATGGAAAGAGGTACGCAACTGTCTCGTCGCCCGCGATGCCATCAACACCTGGAAGTGGTACGATGCCTTTGGCCCGAACGTGATCAAGTACGCGCTGAACACGGCGGGGTGCTCGACCGACGACTCAACCGGGATGCCGGTCGACTTTACGAACACCTTGGTCAACGCCAGCACCTTTGCACACGGCGATGTGCAGGGCGGCGCGGTGATCCTGACCGCAGGTGGCGCAGAGGACGACGGCGTGAGCTTGCAGCTTGGCGATGAACTGGGCGGGGCCGGTGAAAGCGTCAGCTTTGCCACCGACTACCCAACCTACTTTGCCGTCAAGTTTCAGCTCGAGGACGTGGACCAGGCCGACTTTCTGGCCGGGTTCTGCGTCACCGACACGGCACTCTGTGCCGGGGTGACGGATGGCATCTACTTCCGCACCCTGGATGCCAGCGGGGTCGTGTACTTTGTGCTGGAGCAGGATAGCGTCGAGAGCGCGACCGCTGTTGATACGTTGGCCGACGCCACGGACCTGTTGTGCGAGTTCCTGTACTATGGGCACAACCTGTACGTGTACGCGGACAATGTGCTGATGGCGACGATCGCAGACACGGACGCCAACTTCTGCAACGATGAACTGCTGCGCTTGTCGCTTGAGTTCATCGACGGCGAGGCCGAGGGCAACACGGCGACGGTCAAAGAGCTACGGTTCATCCAGATCCAACGGTAACAAACCGCGGGGCGGGTTTCGGCCCGCCCCTATGGAGGCACACTATGACAATCAGAACAGACAGCAAGCAAGGTCTGCCGCAGCCGGGGCTTGATGCCGCACGTGAGGGACGATCTATAATGCGCTGGGTCAACGCGCAGGCCGCCGTCAATGCAGCCGGTGGTACGGTCATCACGGCGGCAGAGTCTTTCGAGAATATGATGCCTGGCTATCGGTACATCATCAAGACGCTGTACTATAACCTGAGCACGGCAAGCGATACCGTCCGCTATGAACTGGGCGTGACCTCGCTCCCGAACGGGGGCGGCGTGTTCACGCCGTACACGCCGTACCTGACCGCCGGCACAGCTGCCACGGTAGACGGGTCGCCTACTATGCCCGAACAGATCGATCCGCCGATCTGCCTGAGAAGCACGGACGGGGCGTGCATCGCTATGCGCCTGCTGACCAATGACGCCGGGGCAACAGTCAACGCCGGGTTCGGTGGGTGGTACGAGGAAGACATCTAGAGGCGGTGAATGATGTACATCACAGCAGAGGACTTGCGTCGGTACTTGGGCGCTGAGGCCACGACACAAGACGACCTGTTACAGGAGGCCATCAGCGACGCGCAGACCTACATCGAGAGCCAGACCAATCGCTGGTTTGAGGCGCGAACGGCAACGCGATATTTCGAGCGTGCCAAGCGGGACGAACACAATAGCGCGATCCTACACCTCGACGCCGATCTGCTCACTGTGACAACGCTCACCAACGGGGACAGCGACGGGACAGAGATCACATCGGATTACTACTGGTTGCTGGACCGCAACGAGGGCCCGCCATATCACCAGATACAACTTACATCCGGCGACGGCTACTACTGGCAATGGGACGAAGATTGCTGGGTGTCGGTACTCGGAACGTGGGGTTACAGCGCCACGCCGCCGGCAGACATCCGCCGGGCGTGTACGGCGCTCGCAGCGTACTTCTATCGCCAGAAAGACGCTCAGACGTTCGATACCACGGCAGTAGTAGAAAGCGGGGCGCTTGTCATCCCGCAGGGCATCCCGGCGACGGTGGATAGAATCTTGCTACGGTATAGAAAGATGATCTAATGGCAATCACCACAATGCGCTCATTCGTAGACGCGGTAGAGGCGATCAGTATCACCGGCGTAGTGAGACAGTACACGCAGGGGCCGCCCACATCAACGAATGATATGGATGTTCCTTGTACATTCGTCAAGCTGCCCAACGAGTCAGAGGGGCCGGTGGTCTACCAGAACCAGGGACTTTGGCCACAGATGCGCTGTACGCTGGTCGTCATTGTCGAGGCCGTAGCACAGAACTATCAGTGGGTCAACTTTGATGCCTGCGTTGATATGATGGACAACGTAAGCGCAGCGATGCGTGGACTGAGTTGCGGCACACCAGCAAAGAGTCATACAACGTGGTCAATCCGGCAGGGCATCGAGACCGTGGCGGGCGTCGAATACTGGGCGCTCTTTGTGGACGTGGAGGGAAGGGGATAACCCGAAAGGAGTTAGAATGGCAGACTTGACAGATGCCGAATGGCTGAGCCTGTTGGCCCAGGAGTTTGATGAAGCAACTAGAACCTATAGAGGATCGGTCAAGATCATAGAAGTATCAGATGAATTAGCAAATATGATCTCCACCAAAATGCGCGCAATAGCGGCGCGCATAGATTCAGACGATGAACGTCCTTAACATCGGTGGCGGGTTCAAGGGTATCCAGGTACCCGCGCATTATGCAGACTGGGAAATGGTCTACCTGGACATTGATCCAGCGGTAGAACCGGACATCGTTCTGGATGCGCGTGACCTGGGGACACTGGACGCTGAATGCTATGACGCGGTGTATGCGTCGCATCTGCTAGAGCACTTTGCACCACACGATCTAGGGCCGATGCTCCAAGGCGTGCTGCACGTTCTCAGGCATGACGGATTCGCAGAGTTCAGGGTTCCGGACATCTGGACAGCGGTGCAGGCGATTTTCAGAAAAGGCGGTGACCTGTACGCGCCAATGTATCTGGCGGGTGCAGGCATCGTGACGGCACGGGATATGCTGTGGGGATATGCCCGGTACGTCGAGGTCTACGGCGATCACCAGGCACACCATAATGGGTTCACGACGGACACGCTACGGGATGCGCTGACAGAGGCCGGGTTCCACGCCGTATATGTGGGGTCTAGGATCTATGAGATCCACGCCATCGCCAGCAAGACGCCGATAGAGGAACACCGGCTCGCAGAGTTGGGCGTGGTACTTGGAGGCAACGGGTGAGAATAGCCTTGTGCATACCGACGAATGGCCCGCCTACGTGGGCGCTCTTTGACAGTTTCGGACAGTGGCAAAAGTACCATAACGAGCACCATCCAGAGATCGAGGTAGATGTCATCCGCCCGTATAGGCCGATGCCGGTGGATATGGCGAGATCGTACCTAGTAAATCAGGTATTGCACCGTGACTACGATTATCTATGGTTCGTGGATCAGGATGCCAAGTTTCTCCCGGAGACAGTATATCGGCTGCTGGCCTGGGATAAGCCGGTAGTCGGGGCGCTATGCCTGATTCGTGGTGGAGAACCGTGCTGGGTGATGGCGTTTGGTGAGCAGAACGATCAGGGCAAATACCTGATGCTGAACAATGAGGCATTCGACTATCTGAGGCAATATGCCGACTGCACCACCAACGGCCCTCAGATCATCGAGCCGCCAGCACCGGGTAGCCTGGTGGATGTGACGTTTACCGGATGTCACTGCCTGCTCATCAAGCGGGAAGTCCTACTTGATATGGAGCCGCCCTGGTTCAATGGCGCACCGGGGACAGAGGACAGGTACTTCTGCCTCAAGGCACGTGAGGCCGGCTACCCGATCTACGTGGACTTTAGTACCTTTGTCGGGCACGTAACAGGGGAACGCAGCTTGGGCGTGTTCGACTTTATGGCGCATTTTAGATATTGGGTACACCTGGAGGAAGTATATGGCAGACGAGACGGAAACGAAAGCACAGAAGGCTAGGGAGTCGTGTTTGTTCCGGGTATTCTCTCCTATTCTGATCAGGGCATCGGAGCAGTGGATACCTGGATCGCAAGACAATCCAGTGATAGCGGACCTTAGCGACGTAGAGGATGAAATGATCCGCTGGATGCTGGAACACAAGATGATCGAATCGGCAGACGGAAAGCCGATCAATATTCCCACGGGCAACACGGTCAAACGAAAGCCGTGCCCGTGCAGTCAGAGGAGCTAGAAAATGGCACTACCAGATGGAGCACTGTCAAGCTGCACGCTATGCGTACAGTTGAGCACGGACGGCACGACCTGGACGGATTTTTCGGACTGGGTCACCGTCTTGGAGCCGCCAGAGATCACGCGAATGAGCGGCGAGGCGTATGTCTACGGTGAAGACGTGGCAGTTGTCACCGGCGGCAAGCGGGAACCGATCGAGGTTCCGATCCGGGGCGTCTACGAGGACGCAACCGCAACATCGGACCCGTTCGTCTACCTATGGAACGTGATGACGACCTCCTGTGGTGGGCGATGCCATATTCGATGGGCGCCAGCGGGATGCACGACCACGAGCCAGGTGTTCAGCACTGCGACCGGGACTGCCGATGTATATGGTGAGCTGATCGGTCTGACGCCGCCAGCAACCCCGGCGGACGATGCATCTCCGCTTCTGTGGTCTGCGACGATCAAGGCACCGCAGCTCTACAAAGCCACATACGCTTAGGAGGCACAATGGCGAGAAGGAACCAGTTTACAGTGAGTGCTGAGTCCGTCCAGGGGAATGAGGGGGCAACGGTCACGTTCAAGCTCATCACCGTCGGGACGCGGGATCGCTGGATTCACGACGCTGATTATACAGACCTAGATCTGCTGAGTGACCACCTCTTGGACTGGCATGGTATCGAGGATGACGAAGGGCACTTGATGCCGAGTCCAAAGGATGAACCGGGACTGACCGCTGCACTCTACATTGATGAAGTGAGCGCATTGATCCAGCTGTTGCTACAGGGGCAGCGTAAGGACAACTCAAAAAACTGACCAACGGCCTTGTGAAGCATCTCTGGCTTCACAATGGCATCTATCCCGACTGGATCGCCGAGGATGTGTTTATGTTACGGTGCTGTGAAATGTACCACTGCACGCCGTCAGCCCTTGCTTCGGAGGACTGGGATACGGTGATGACGCACAGGGCGATCAAGGCGGCTGAGCAGCGATACCAGGAAGCAGACTCGAAAGCGAGAGCAGCACAAGCGAGAGCGAGGGGCAAGCGTGGCAGATAGTACATACCGCGTCAACATAGTTGTATCATCCAAAGATGAAACGAGCCAGGCGACAAAGACAGCATCCAAGGGGATGGATGGCCTTGCTAAAGCGGCAAAACTAGCCGCTGGCGCGTTTGCGGTATTAAAAACCGCACAAAAGGGACTAGAGTTTGCCCAATTAGGCGCACAAGTGCAGGCTACGCAACAGCGTTTTGAATCGTTTGCAGGCGGAGCGGATAAAGCGGCGGATTATCTGGCGGCATTGAACCGGGCAAGCTATGGCACGCTGGATCAGATGGGCGCCATGGCGTCTGGTGCTAAATTACTCCAAATGGGCCTCGTGGACGATGCCGCTGGAATGGAACAAGTATCCTCGATGGCGATCCGATTGGGCGATCAGACCAAGAGTGCAACGGATCGGATGTCTGACTTTGCGCTGATGTTGGCAAACCAGAGCATTATGCGCCTCGATAACTTTGGTATTAGTTCCGGCAAGGTCCGCCAGAGAATAGAAGAATTACAATCTGCAACCTCTGGAATGACCAGAGAGCAGGCATTTCTAGTTGCGACGCTTGAGCAAGGACAGAAAGCTCTGGATACTCTTGGTGATACGTCAGGGGATACGATTGTAGAATTCGGTAAGGTGGAATCGGCTATTACGGATGTGAAAAATCAATTTGCTGTGATGGTATCTGATATAATTGGCGGTTATCCAGCCTGGGATGAATTGACTGCGCGCATCAGACAAATTCCCGTTGCTGTCGAACAAGTTGTGACTCTTTTTACTGCGTGGCACGAGGCCTATACTGTATTTACAAACACTCTAAGCAAGAAACAAGCACTCGATGAATTCGAGAACTCATTACACCGCCAGCTTGCCGTTACGGGACAGGTCGTCACCGGATATAATGGCTATCGGGTGGCAGTCGAGAATATAACACCCGTAGTACAAGAAGTCGATCTATATCAGAAGCAATATGCCGACGCGATGGCCTACACAAACGAGACCATGACACGTTCCATCGTGACGGCACCAGCATACTACGAGGCACTAGAGGCTATGAGAGCATCTGCTGCTGAAGCTGCGATTGCACAAAATAATCTGGCTATGCAACTCAAGGATGCCACACAAGCCCAAATTGCTCAAACCGCGCTTAGTCAGCTAGATGAGATGCTAAAGCAAGACAAGATTAGTTTACAAGAGCATGCAACAGCAACGAATGAAGTTATGCTCGCCTTCGGCCTGGCGACACCCGAGAGCATTGCCCTGACTGAGAAACTGGCATATCTCAATACAACCTTCGCAGATGGCAAGATCGATGCGGACAATTACGCCGATGCGCTGGCGATTCTCGATTCTCAGACTGCCGTTTCCAGGGATACGGTCATAGGATTCTCTGATGCTGTCAACGCAATTCCAGAGTATAAGCAAGTGGTCATCGAGACCGTCTATAGAAGTACAGGGGGCGGAATGAGTTCAGAATATGTGCCCAGTACGCCGGGAATGGGCGCAGGACAGACGAGCGGGACAACCGTAGTAGCGCCGGTGATTCTAGATAGCGGCCAATACACAGACACCGGCGGAAACAATGACTATAGTGCAATTGCAGACGTGATCAACGATCTAGCACGTTAAGGAGGACAGATGGCATCAGTATTCAAGCTCAGACGTAACGCAGTAGATGTGGATTTCTTGCAAGGGCTGAACTCAGGATGGCGCACAGAACAGTGGATTCCTCGTGTGGCACAGATCACGGGAAACCGGATGCCGCCACTCGTGACCGAGACCATTGATCTGCTGGCCGATGCGACCAGCCATAACGCACTTGCCACGGACTTCCAGGACTTGGACAACTACCGCTGGCTGGCGCGTGAGTACATCAAGGATCGCACGCAGCAGCATCCCGTCTGGCTGCACGCCAAGACGGACGACGAGACTGGCGAACGCCGGGCGCTGGTACACGACATTGAAATGAACTGGCGCTCTGAGGAGGTGGATGACCACGGCGAGTGGATCACCGACCGGGACACGGCACGGATTCGGGCAAACATCGTCCGGGGGCCGTTCTGGGAGGACACCACGGCGAACACCAAGACGAGCGATACGTCTATGTCTATTTTGGGCGGCGTCTATGACTACAGCGGGACGGATGTCGCTGGAGACGCCCCGGCCCGGATCAATGCCCTGACGATCTCGACTGACGCAAACTTGGGCCAAGCTTGGCTAGGATTCCGATCTGCCAATAAACACGGAACGCTCGCCAACTTTGAGCCGCTTTGGGAATGCGAGGACGGCACAGGCTTCACCGATACCGCAGTCACGACGGATGCCACCGCCAGTCCGGGCGGTGGGGGAAATACAAAACAGCAATGCGACTTTGCTACAACTGCAACCTGGGCACCTCGTGTCATTTGGACGTTATCCGACATATCAGCCAACGAAAGCGATCAATACGGTCGCTTTGTCGTCTTGCTCAGAGCAAAGGTAGCAGTAGGTACGACCGTAGAGGTGAAGTTAGGAAGCGGTTATATTCAAAGCCAGGTTTTCAACAAAATTGTACAAATTTCAAATGATGACTGGGCGATGTACAACTTGGGATACCTCGATATTCCTGCAAGAGATTTACACGCGTTTCCTACTGCTAACTATGCGGATTCATTCGACAGTAACGCTTATATTTATATTTCAGCCAGAAGGACGGCTGGAACCACGCTCGATCTAGATTGTATTGTTCTCATTCCCGCGGACGAACTCTTTATCTATGTCCCTGATCTCTACAATATCAATTCTGGAAGCAATTACTATGGTGTTATTGCACAAGCGCCCGAAAATGAATGGGCGGCGATAATGTGGGAGGACGCCGTTACAGACAACATCCAAATGATTAGCCCTGTCGCGGTTTCTGGTTTTGGTGTTCCTGTTGGTGATGGTCGGATGTATGGATGCTTTGCGACCCGCACATCAGCCGAAAATACCTATGACGATCTGTATAATGCCTCTCTGAGCCTCATACCACGTTGGTACAACCTGAGGGGATCGGAATAATGGACAATCTTTTTGTCTATCGTCGTCTAGCGGAAAGCTCTACGGGCAATCAGGAATTTGGACGTATAGGTCAACTCGCTCGCAACTATCGCCATCGATCTAGCCGCCTCGGCGGCTACCTCGACGCCTCGTTCACCCTGTTCGAGGAGAACCTGACCGCCTCCAACCTTGAGCAGTTCTACAACCAAAACATCGGCTGCCGGGTCGAGGAGATCACGCTGGGCCGCGTCACCTGGGAAGGCTACATAAAGGAAATGACCCTGATCACAAACGGCAACGAGTACACAACCAGTCTAGACCCGGAGTATTTCCGTAATGCGATCAAGATCTATTACACCGACGAGGATGGCGTACGCCAGACCGTCGCCGAGTCGGAGAACACCGACAGCAGCGGCATTTTTGGTGAATGCCACTGGATCGAGTCTCTGGGCACCGTCAATGCAACCGGTGCGACAGCCTGGCAATCCACGTTCCTATCCACGCACGCCTGGCCTAGATCGCGTGTTACCGGCGGGGATGCGCGGGAGCACAAGACAAACGAGCCGCTACCGGACGAGCTGCACGTCACACTTGCGGGCTATTGGGAGTCGATAGGCTGGCGCTATGATGAAGCCGCCGACGAGGATGCGACAAACACGCTTGTAGAGAATGTGGTAGGGAATTCCGAGTTCGTTACCGCCGGGCGCATTGAAAGCAATACGGACACGCTCGCCTATGACAATACTTCGATTCCGATCCGACTCAATGACCTGCTGACGGAACTGATCGAGCAAGGCGACAGCTCGGGCAACCTATGGGAAGGCGGCGTGTATGCGGGGCGCCTATTCGTCTATGAGCAGGCTGATACCGACTGGATCTACCAGCTCCAGGGGGATCTACTACTAAACAAGGCGGGGCAGCCCGTGATTCTATCCACGGTCAATCCGGGGTTC